TCACTAAGTCTCTGATTACCAGCCTGTGATACTTACAATAGCTGTCTCCTATTGTATCATCTGAACGCATCTTAAAATCTCTAAACATTCCCTTGCGTGGTCGCTTCTTCATTTTTATTAAATTTGCATATATAATACAAAGATATTCAAATGGGAAGTTTACAAAACTCAAAACCAAAAGAGTCATACCAATCGTTATTAAAACTCGAAACTAACGGTATTACGTCAAACCTTAAAACCATTGAGGATGGTGCGGGTGCAGATACTGCTTTAGAATTGTCTAGCAATGCAGCTAAAGTAAATGGAACATTTCAAGTAACTGGAAATACAGATGTTGATGGAGATTTAGATTTAAATGGTGATTTAAATTTTACTACAGCTCCTAATAATGGAACAAATGAGTTGTCTGCATTATTATTAGATAGCAATAATACAGTAGTTAAAAGAAATTTAGATGCAAGTGCTTTTTCTTCTTCATCATTAAACAGCTATGAAACTATTACTGTAGATACTCAAGGTATGGCAAACCTAACTGCTGGAAGTGCGGATACTTTAAATTTTATTTCTGGAACAGGAATAACTTTTTCAACAGATGCCTCAAACGATAATTTAACTATAGCTACTACAGGTATTTTTCAGCCTTCTTTTATAGCTTTAAGGCACTCGTCTTCATCAACATCTTTGTCAGATGATTATAGTTCATATACTATTGCTCCTGTAAGCAACACGCAAATTGACCGTTCTCATTCAGTAGACCCTAACTCTGATTTTTCTATTGCGTCTAACAACTTAGGAGTAGATATAGTTAGAGCAGGTCTTTATAGAATTGATGTAAGTTTGATTTTTAATATAACAGCAAACAACACACAGATAAACATACAATTAAATAGAACTCCAAGTGGAGGAACTGAAACTCCAATAAGAGAAGTAGGTAGAACTTTCCCTAGCACTGGGCAAGGTGTTGTTAGTTATTCTATTTATGCAGTTCTTGATGCTTCTGATTTATTTCAGTGTAAAATAGGATTATCAGGAAGCTCACCTGCTGCAAGTCTTACAAATGGAGGGACTGTAACATTAACTAAATTAACTTAACATGACTAAACGTCAAGGAAAATGCATTGATGAAATTAAAGAACTAATACTCAAGATAAACGAGACAGTAAAAAGTCATGGTCTTGAAGATGAGTTTATATCCTGTATTGCTGTAGGTTTTTTAGATATTAAAAGCTCCTACGAAGATGAAGACGGAAATGAAAAAGCTAATATGAGTCTGTTGTCTTCTTTTTCTGTAACAGACGAAGAAGAACTAGAAGATATGCTTTCATATTGTTCAGAAGCCTATAAAATAGACCAAGAAGAAAACGACACTTCTAAAATAGACTACTGGATAAACTTCGGCAAAAGAGACGGAGAAGAAAATTAAACAGACTAACACAGTCTGATAAATTAAATACAAATGATTAGAAAAATAGTTATTGGGAGAGACCCCAAAGATGCTATGGCATACTATGTTGGTATGCGAGCAGGCGCAGGAAAAGTAACAGCCATTGTTCAAGACGAGGCTCACCTGCATAAATACTCTTTAACAAGATACCTCATCTACATAGAAAACGAAGAAGGCACGATGCTATGGAAAGCAGTAGACAGTATGCCTTGTATCATTGAGTACGACTTAAAGTTTGAATAGCATGAGACCGTTACGTCAGTTTATAGTAAACATCCCTAACAAGTTTAAGGATGAGATAAAGCTTGGGGACTCTACCCTTAAGCTCGTCAATAAGTTTAACGAGTTTGAACACAGATACAACTACGGTAAGATTGTTGCCGCACCTGTAGGATTTAAAGGCGCAGCAATAGGTCAAGTGCTATACTTTCACCACCACGTAGTAGTAGAACAGCGTTACGACATTGGAGATGATTTATACTTGGTTAATTATGACCCCGATGGAGGATATGGAAATCACGCCATCGCTATTGAGAACGAAGCTGGTGATATTGCTATGCTTGGGGATTGGTGTTTTGTTGCACCACCCGATGAGCCAGAAGAAGAAACAAATGACTCTGGCATTATTCTTAGTATCAAAGAAGAACCTAAAGACGAAGGAGAACTCGTTGCTCTCCCAGAAGACTCAGAATGGATTGGAGCGAGCGTTGGTAATTTGGTGGGTTACACAAAAAATTCAGACTACAAGATGGATTTGTTAAACGGTGATACCGTGTATCGAATGCTAACAACAGAATTAGTGTATGTCAAAGAAGCGTAAATTTACCACAATAGAAGCATCAACAAGATTGCTCTCTTCTATGGAGGTCGCAATTAATAACATGATTGATGAAATAAGAAAACCTGTAGATGCAGAACTTTCTGGCTCTCAGCGTAAGGCTGAACTACAGAGTATTAAACAAACAGCAACAGATGCCAAAGAACTCCTCATCGAATACCAACGACTTGAACAAATGGTCAAAGAACTTAAAGACACAGGAGGGATTGAAGAAGACAAAGACTACTCTGGAGGATTCGCAGAGCGATTCTCAAAGTAGTCAGATATTTATATATTGGGATTATTAATTAAATGAAATGGCAGGTCTTAAAAAAGTTGAGGGCTACGATAACTACGTTGTCAATATATGTTCCAACGATACAGAAGGGGAGGTTATCGAAATCGGTGGGATTGATATTCAGCTTCCCAAAATACCGCCTAAAAAAGAAATCCTCTTTAATGACAGGAAGCAGCATCTGCAAATGTGGAGACGACTTCCTGTGCCAGAAGAATTGCAGAGGATTCGCTCTATGGATGAGTGGTACGAAATGCCTTCCGAATTCAAAAAGCGTTTTTCTCCGTACATCGAAAAAGAGTTTGAAAGGAGGCGTAACGGTCTTTGGTTTTACAATAACGGTGAGCCTGTCTACATTACAGGCAGACACTATATGATGCTCCAGTGGGAAAAGCTAGACATTGGTTATGGGTATTATTTAGAGTTTCAAAGAAGGCTGTTTGTACACTTCGCTGCGTGTGAAGCAGACCCACGCTCTATGGGTCAAAACTATGTGAAGTGTAGACGTTCTGGATACACTAATATATCATCAGCAATACTTGTAGATGAAGGCACACAGGTAAAAGAAAAGCTATTAGGTATACAGTCTAAGACTGGTAAAGATGCACAAGAAAATATCTTTATGAAAAAGGTAGTCCCTATGTATAGGTCTCTTCCTTTTTTCTTTAAGCCCATACAGGACGGTACAACTAATCCTCGCATGGAGCTGGCATTCCGTGAACCCTCTAAGCGTATTACCAAAAACAACAAGACGGCAAATAAAGGAGAAGCTCTTAACACCATTATAAATTGGAAGAACACTACGAACAACGCATACGATGGTGAGAAACTTCATTTGTTGTATCTTGATGAGGCGGGTAAATGGGAAAAGCCTACAGATATTCGTGAAGCTTGGCGTATAGAAAGAACCTGTTTGATTGTAGGTAGAAGAATTGTAGGAAAAGCTTTGGTAGGTTCTACCGTAAACCCAATGGACAAAGGTGGAAAACAATACAAAGAACTCTGGAGAGATTCAGACCCTAACGATAGAAACGCAAATGGAAGAACAAAAACTGGACTATATAGATTATTTATACCAGCCTACGAAGCTCTCGAAGGTTTCTTTGACGAGTACGGTAACGCAATTGTGGAAGACCCAGAAAAACCAGTTAAAACGATTGATGGGGATTATGTGGATATTGGTGCTAAGACTTATCTCAAAAATGAAAGAGATGCGCTGAAGCACGATGCCAGAGAACTGAACGAACAGATTAGGCAGTTTCCTTTTACTATTGATGAGGCTATGCGTGACAGCATAGAAGGTTCTACTTTTAATATTGGGAGGATATACGAGCAGATAGAACACAATCAAGAGTTGTTTCCTAACCCTGTGGTTCGTGGCAACTTTAGCTGGAAAGAAGGTGTTAGCGACAAAGAAGTTGTGTTTAACCCAAACAAAGAAGGTAGGTGGCGTGTAGCTTGGATGCCTAAACCAGAAGATAGAAACAAACACAGAATAATAAACGGTAAAATGCACCCAGCCAATGACCACA